CGTTGAGCTTGATGTCAGCGGTGATTTGAGAAGATGAGGTGTTCGCTAGCGTCAGACCAATTACAACCGTAGTGGTAGAACTTGGCACGGTATAAACAGCCATGTCAGAGTTGGCACTGCTGCTATCACCATTAAACACCTTGTTTTTGAAGGTATTAGCCATGATCTACCCCTATCCTACATCGTCAAGCAAAGCACATACGATGACCTCTGCGGTAGATGCAGACGAAATAGCGTGAATGTCGGCAACTGTCGTGTTTGGCAGTCTAGCTGCAAAAGCCTCGCTTGGGCCGATGGTGATGCCATCAGTTGCGCTAGAAGATGCAGTCCCTGCATCTAAGACGATGTAGATGCTACGACTGTTCGTATCGACATTCTTGATGAATAGGAACTTAACCTTGTCACCAGTTGCCACAGCCGTTGGCGCAGTGTCGTCGTCCACAGCCGTATAGTCTGTATAGTTACCAGCGATAAGATCAGTGCTTGAATTAGATACACTGGTCTTTTTGTAATACCACTTATCGTTAGCGTCTTCGGGGGTGACAGTCATACTCGCCGAGAAAGTTTTGGCAATCTCGTCTGGCAAAACTGTCGCCTGTATCGTTACGGAAGCATCATTTGCCATGCTGTACTCCTATCATCCAAGGGCGATTGCTAAAGCGGTGGCCTGCCCTGCCACCTCTGTATTGTCGGCTACATTGAACGAAGAACCAACTGCCGTAACCGCTGCACCTGATCCAGCACCATCGCAAAACACGATATCCGTTGTGCCATTTGGAATAGAAACCGTAGCTCCACTGCCTTGTTGAATGGTCGCGCTACGACTTCCAGAAAGAGAGTTTTTGATTACAAAGAACTTGGTAGCCGTATTCGGGGCGATAGTCACCACGTTGGTGCCGCCCAAATCTGAACCACTGTCTTTAAGGTTGATGACCGAGAACATGCCGACTTGCACATTGCTTTGACCAGATGTTGGCGATGCGGCACGGATAGTGAGATCTGTTGTCAGATCGGACGCCGTCAAATCAGTGGCGCCCGTGACTCTATCAAAAATGTCGAAGTTAAAATTTGTGACATCACCCCAAGAACCTGACAGTTCTCCTGTAGCAGGTTTTTCAATGCCCAAATTTGTACTAAACGAACTAGCCATGTATTGCTCCTACGCCGCTATCTCTGTCCAATCAGGATTCTGCGAGGGTGTCTCATCAGACCAGGATGGAGATGCTGTCGTTATATCCGTCCAATTAGGAGTCTGGCTAGGCACAATACTCGTATAGACGAGAACTATACCAGCATTTGCTGTTGCTGTAACCCCTGTAACTAAATACTTGGATTCTAAGGTAACTGTGCCTGTTGCGCCAGTAGCCGCTTGCCCCGTAAGGGAAAGCACCGAAGTGCCAGTGACAGTCTCGGATCCCAATGCGCTTGTGCCAGCAACGCCGGTGACAGCGACCAATGCCCCTGCGGTAACAGATTCGTCACCAAAGCTGACCGTTGCAGTTACGCCTACACCGGTGAGATTTGCAGAACAATTCGTTTGCTCTTCACCTAGAGCGGTAGTGCCTACAACATTTGTGGGAGAAACAAGAGATGTGCCTGTTACAGTCTCTGAACCAACAGTTCCTGTAGCCGCTACGCCTGTGGGCAAAACAAGAGATGTGCCGTCTACAGGAGCAACCCCTGCTGCGGCTGTTGCCGATAACCCTGTTACGGAGACCAAACAAGAGGCAACTACGGCCTCAGAACCAACAGTTCCTGTGGCAGAAACACCAGTAACAACGACGGGTATAGCTTGGTTCCAAGCACCCTGACCCCAAGTACCTCGACCCCAACCCGTAATGTTTGCCAATGAACTACTCCATTACGCTATACGGATAATGGCGTTACTGGCATCTGCTGTTGGGAACTGAACGGTGAAAGTGCCTGACGTTGATGTTTTGTTAGACGTAAAGTCCAACACAGCAACAGCTTTATTGCTGTTGGTGCTGTTGTAAATCAACGCGCCCATCGCAGTGATGGTTGCCGTAGTAAAGCTAAGATCCGCAAAATCAGTAAACGCTGTCGTTCCAGAAGTGGTGGGAGCAACCTTTGTAAGGGTGCCGCCTCCCGTGGCGTATGTGCCACTAGACGCTACTTCACCGGTAGTCGTAAACGCTGTAGTTGTCGCGCCCAGTGTAGCTGTAGTGCTGGACTTACCGCCGCTACTTTCTGCATAGAGAGCCAGCTTAAAAGCGTTCCCATTTGTCGCAAAATTGTGCGTGCCCAGCATCAGCTCTTGCTTGAACGCTGTGCACATTGCTTGTGATATCGCCATTACAGTCTCCCTATAGCATCAGCCAACTCATGTTGACCGGCTTCACGAACTTTCGCGCAAATTGTAGCACGTTCCTCCTTCCGAGCCAACTCCACATAATATTGAACTAAATTTCGGACTCGATCTTTAAACGCTTCAGCCTGGAGACGAATGGGTTCTGGTGCTTCGTTAGAAACATACATGATCTTGTTTGCTGCCATGTCGGCAATCTGATCATTTGATAACCCACCATTATCAGATGTAACAACATCTACCGCACCGATTGACGCCACATTCACTTCAAACATTGTCATGCCTCCCAAAAATGATCGGATCTGATTCAACAGGCTCTGGCGGTTCTATCTCTGACTGCTTCGTTATCAACAAATTGCCGTCTTGAACTGTCTGAACCAACGGATCATCCAATCTGTGATACCCATACAGCTTCTCGTTGTCGGGTACATTTGTGTCCAACAAACTAGATCGACTCGCCACCTCTATCTTGATGCCTCTTGAAACAGCGATGGCACACCAAAACTCAACACAAGCGCGACCAGATTCTGCCATGCTTACATTCTTGTAGGTGTAATCTATGCCATACAGGCAAATTTTAGTTACCTTTGACCAAATTGCATAAGCAACAGCGTAGGCAACGGTGTTGTTGAAATAACAAAACTTTAGATCTGTCGCTACTTCCTTGAGTGGGTACAATTCAAGGTGTTTCACGCGCTTATCCAACTGACAAGTTATGATGGGTTTTTTGTTTGTTTTTAAAAACTCACGAGCAATGCCAGTTTGAGACCCCGCGTTTTCCGAATCTAGAAACCTAGACACCGGATCCATCATAAAAGTCTTATCAACGTGAATAATGCCTCCGATGCAATTAATGCCCCATATTTCATCAAACTCATAAGAAGCAACTCGAGCAGCTATGTAATCAGCATAGCTGCCCCCAAGCCCCACAATGGCAACATTCATGTTCTGACTCTTCTTACCAACCCGTCTCTGTACGCATCGGCGTTTTCTCTTGCCTCTGCATAATCTTTCAACCTAATCAGCGATTCAGAGAACCTGTCGCTGTACATCTTCATGACATCCGGCTCACCTTTCATAAAGGTATATGCCTCAACCAAACTGCCATACAAAATAGCGTTTGGTGCGTTTTCACTTAACCAAGTCATGGTTGTGTCAGAGCTTGTAGACACGACGGTTCCTGTGGCGCCACTGGTGCCACCAGTTACCGTTTCACCAACCGAAAGATCTGTGCTTGGTATTACGATGTTGAATGTTGTGGACGTAGCTACAGACGCAATCGTAGTGCTTGCACCACTGGTGCCGCCTGTTATGGTCTCGCCAGCTTGAAAAGTGCCACTCACGCTACTAAGCGTGAGCAAAAACTGACTAACCGTTAGACTGCTTGGTCGATAGTAATAGTGAAGTTCTGCGGTGTAGGCACCATTTGGTGTAGGCGCCAGTATGAAGTTGTCCGAATCAAACAGCGCATAATACTTAGGAACACCCGTAGCTGTGGTGTCAGGACTATACTCCTGTAGGAAGTTTACATCCTTTTGGAGTAAAAACTCTTTGGTTCCAGAATTAACAATTGAAAGACTGAACGACGCAAGATAGTCCGTAGGCACTGCCAAGAACTGATTACTTGATGTGGTAGTTCCATTTACATTTTTACGAAAGAAATCTAAGTCAACGCTTTTGAATATGCGTTCTTCAGCCGTAAATATGAAGTCTGAGAGATGTGATACAAAGGTAGTTTCTTGATTCTCAGTATAATCTTTTATAGCTGTTTTTAGCTCTGTATATGTATAAGTCATGGTGTGTTCGCCTGTCCGCCCATACCACTGTGATTTGTGCAGTAGTAGTACAATGTTGGAGCACCTGAAGCCACTGTAATTTGTGTGTAAGCGCCTGAACTGCCTGGAGTGCCAGAAGAGGTAACACCGGTAGTATACTCAGATCCTCCACTGTGAGTGCCACCAGAGGTCGTAGAAAATCTTAGCGGATGACCAGAGTTGCTACTATCAGACTGATCAAATCTATATGTGCTGCCTTCTGACAGACTAACAGTATCTTGTCTGACTCCGTCAATGTAATATTTATTATAACCAAGATAAGAGGCAACTGTGACAGTGTATGTCGCTGCAATCGTGACGCCGCCAGCACCAGATGCCGTAACAGTACCCACGGCACCAGTTGCAGATACTCCTGTGATCTCAGATGTAATGGGAGTGACAACATCTCCACCAAGAGTCACGGTCCCAACTGCCCCTTTGGCAAAAGGCAACAGTTCATGACTAAGAGTGTTAATGTTAAAGATTGGAAAACGAATTATTTCGTTGAATATGTTTCTAGTGTCTGGCCTAGGGTTACGAAGAGCTTGAGGGTCTGCGACCACGCGACTTGGTTCTAACTGAGGATGCTTCTCCTCAAACTCATCAAAGCCAACAAGTGAACCGTTCCATTCTTCTCGCATGTCTCTTAGCCGGTAACGAAAACCTGACCGGTCTGATATGCCAAATGCATCTTTACCTGAAGCATATCTAGCCATTAGACTCTCAAATACTGAATACTAGGTTGCAGCTTGAGTGATACACGATCTTCGTCCTCATCTGCGGCTCGTTGAAACTCTTCTTCATACACGACTTTCAAGAGCTGCACCCTTTCAGGCGCTTTCTTCATAGCTGTGTAGTACGCTAAACCAGCCACCATGCACGGCAAGAACCGAAAAGGCGCGTCTGTCGTGTTTTGAAGCGTATCAACATCCTGTATGCGATTAACGTAATAAAACACCAACGTCTCCGTAGAGTCGTTAGGGGTAGGCCACAAGGTAATTGTTGGTGTGGTTTGTCTATCAAAGAAATACTGCGTAGGACGACCAGTCGTAGTCTTGTTGGTCAAGTTGAGATAGTCACCTCTGGATATCTTGGTCAAAGGCAAATCAGTATTGCTGCTATCTCTTACGATGACCTCAAGAAGATCTGCAAAGTTAGATGTCAACGTGTATGTGGCTGTGCCAGACGTTAATGCCTGTGTGCCTTGCGCCACAGTCCAGAGATTAAGACCTCGATTCGCCCAGTCTGCAAACATCAGATTCATAGAACGTCTAGCTGTTCGAGCATCATAACCAGTGCGAACCTCTAATCCGCACCGCTCATATGCCTCTTCTATGATCTCAGCTACATCAAGATCAAAATCTCTGGAGTTAGATGTTGCCATATCAGTTTATCTCTTTGCTTTAACCCGTCCGCCACCACGGAAACCGGCCTTTTTCTTTTTAGCAACCATGCCGCCGCCACGCATCATCACCTTCTTGCGAACCGCGCCGCCGCCACGCATCATCTTCTTGCCGTTCTTCATTCTCTTCATTGCACCTGGCATTTCAATCTCCTGTAATAGTCCTGCCGCTGCTGATATAAAGAAGAGCCGTTATAATAATCTTCACAAGTATTATAGTAACCCTTCTCTCTCAACTGATCTGAAGCCTCTTGCAACTTACTCAGTCGTTGCAAAAAGATCATTGCATAAGGCTCCTCATCAGTCATCTCTATTTCATCGTCCAACAGATCGTTATCC